GTTTTACTATAATATTGGGTCATAGACCTTCCTTTCTTTACTAGTGGGTTGAACCTCTGAACTATGATAATAAGCATAGGAAATTATCTGTCAACAAAAAAATAAAAAAAAATTATTTGACATAGTTTTTGTTATGGTTTAGTTTTGACTTTATGAGTTATACTTGGGTGAAAACATTTATTGAAGATTTAGCTTTGCAACCCAATGGGCGATTAAGAATAGATTGTCCATCGTGTCATAAGAAGAATACTTTAAGCGTTAGTGACAATGGTTACGAGAGAATGTACAATTGTTTTTATGCTGATTGTGATGTCAAAGGTGTGACAGGCAAAAGGCTGACAAAAACTAACTCTCGTATGGTGTTTGAAAAGAAGTTAAAGCCAAGTATAAAACATACTCCTTTTGTTGAGTTTCAACTACCAACTACCTTTGTTCCTTTATCACGTAATCAAAAGGCTATTGACTATGTACGTTCAGTTAATTCGTATCAAGCGTATTTAGACAATCGTGTTGACATTATGTATGACATTCGTTTTGATAGGGTGACATTTCTTGTAAAGGACAAGGGTAGGGTAGTTGATGCAATAGGGAGAACATTGGCTGACAAAAAGCCAAAGTGGTATAGATACGGAAAGACAAACTTTGGATTTCATATACACAATAATAGTGACAATATTTTTATTGTAGAAGATTGCCCATCTGCGTGTAGTATAGCTGACAAAGTTTCGACATTAGCATTGATGGGAACTAACTTATTGCAACAGCATATTGACATTATTAAGAAATACAAAAATGCAGTAGTTGCACTTGACAAAGATGCAACACTCAAGGCAATGGAGATGACAAAAAAGATTTCACACTATGTGAACTGTAAAGTCGCAATATTAACAGATGATCTGAAAAACTTAAAGGATAACGAACGTGAACGAATCATTAGAAAACATATCGATTGATCATAAGGTCATAGGGTTTTGTTTAAACCATGACTTTTTCAACAAAGTAAAAAATATACTTGATGACGAAATGTTTTCTGGACAGTTAAAAGAATTGTTCAGAAGTATTTCATTTGCACATACCAACTATGAGAAAGACCTGACAAAAGATGAACTGTTTGCATTGCATGTTGACAAACATCCTGCCATGCCATCTTCCTCAAAGAAAGAACTATCTCTTGTAGTTGATTCACTACCACCTGATGCAAACAACCACGATTTACAGATGGATATAGTCAAAAACTTTTGGTTGCGTGACAGAGCAAGGATCATTGGTGAGAAAGCCATATCCATATTTACAGGACAGGATGAAGACTTTGGTGAGTTGCAACGCATCATGGATACAGTTGAAGATGGTCGCATGGAAAACAAGACGACATATACTGAAGTTGACATGGATCTTGGAGAGTTGCTTGATCATGGTGCTGGACAACCTGACTTTCCATTTGATTGGGGCATTGTGGGTGATGTGCTGCAAGGTATGTGGAGAGGTAATTTAGGCATTATATTTGCCAGACCAGAAGTAGGCAAGACAACATTCTGTGCTTTCTTATGTGCCAGTTACATACGACAGAAAAGATTGGTCGTATACTGGGCTAACGAAGAACCTGCCGTAAACATAAAACTACGAATAATACAAAGTTACTTTAACGTGACAAAACAAGAACTGAATACAGATCGTGACAAGTACATATCTCTGTACCAAAAAGAAATAAAGCCATACTTACGGATTATGGATTCAGTTGGAACATCTATTGAAGAGGTAAATGACTATGCACAGTTGAACAAGCCTGACATAATGTTTTGTGATCAGTTGGATAAGTTTAAGGTGCGTGGTGAGTTTGGTCGTGGGGATGAACGGTTGAAAGAGATTTACATACTTGCGAGAGAAGTTGCAAAACGTGGGAATCTTTTACTGTGGGCAATTTCCCAAGCAAGTTATGAAGCACATGATCGTGCTTTCATTGACTATGCAATGCTTGACAATAGTAAGACAGGCAAAGCAGGAGAAGCCGATGTAATAGTAGGCATAGGTAAGACAGGCTCAAGTGAAGTTGAGAATATAGTGCGACATATATGCATATCAAAAAATAAAATAAATGGTTGGCATGGTATGTTGAATTGTAATATAGATGTAGAACATGGAGTGTATTATTAATGATTGAGCGTATATTTTGGAAAATTGAAGACATATTTTGGGATTATGTTGAAAGTGATAGAAGAAAAACTAAACTAGAGGATACAATATTATTTTTTTGTTTTTACTATCTTGATTATATAGATTTTGTTAAAGAAATAAAATCAGATAGAGGATTGTCTAAAATAGAAGAAGGTGTTTGGAAAGATGAGAACTGGGGATATTGGGAATTTACGTATTCATATTGGATTAAAGTTCCCTGTAGTCGCATTAAAGATTTTATAAAGTATAGAGTTTTGAGAATAAAATATGTAGATCCACATATAGGATGTTATAGTTATCCTAACTGTGATGTAGCACCGAATGGTTGTAAGCATGTCATGGGGGATGATGTTGAACCTTATGGTCATAAAGATTAAAGTGCAAAAGATAAACCCAATAGCTAGACTACTAATGATGGCACACAATAGACGTAGAATAATGCCAGATAAAAAGAAGTATGATAAAAAGAAAGAGAGACAAAAAAAATATGATTTACATGACACTAGACGTAGAAACAACACACAAGGAGAAGACTAATGGTGGACACACTCCCTTACCTTATTTTGGCAACAAACTCGTTAGCGTTGGCTATAAGTACATGGATAGCTTTACCTCTTACTTATGCTTTAATCATTCTGTTCGTAAACCTGACTTCAAGGCTAAAGAATTATTGCAAGAATCTTTGGACAACGTTGATGTCCTCATTGGTCACAATATCAAGTTCGATATTACTTGGCTGCGTGATTGTGGGTTTGTCTATAACAATCACCTTTACGATACTATGGTTGCTGAATACATCCTTTCATCTTCTAGACGTTGGAGTTTGGGACTACAACTCGTAGCCGAAAAGTATGGAGCATTAAAAAAGAAAAGTCTTGTTGACGGATATTTAAAAGATGGTAAAACATTCTATGAGATACCTTACGACATAATTGAAGAGTATGGTCGGTCAGACGTTGAAGCAACAGAGCAAGTTGCTTTAAAACAATTAGAAGCCTTTGGCACAACATTTGAGGAGTTATTTGGAGATGAAGAAACTATTGCCGACACTGCGTTTGTCGCTTGATATGACAGATGTTCTTGCAAAGATAGAACATGCAGGAATAAAAATAAACCTAGAGACATTGAATGATATACGCAACGAATATGAACACGAGCTAACGACAATAGACAAACGTCTAAAAGAATTAGTAAGCAATGTTATGGGCGACACACCAATAAATCTAAACAGTGCAGATGATAGATCTATGTTGTTTTACTCACGAAAGATAAACAATAAAGAAACATGGGCAAGGATGTTTAACATTGGTCATGAGATGCGTGGTGCAACTAAGAAAGTAAAGATGCGTAAGCCAATGGCTAAAACTAATTTTGCTGCGGCCATAAGAAATAACACACAGATAATTAGAAAAACAACAGGCTATCAATGTGGCACATGCGAAGGTGAAGGTCGTTTAAGATTTAAACTTAAGAGTGGACAGTTAGGTAAAGCAAATAGATTGTGTAAGAATTGTAATGCGACAGGTGTTGTATACTCTCAAAGTAAACAAGTTGCAGGATTACGCATCGTACCAAGAAACACTAAGGATGTTGCACAAGCAGGATTTAAAACAGATAAGACAACTCTTGAAAGTATGTTGTCATCTTTAAAGGGTGAAGCAAAAGAGTTCGTAGAATTGTACGTTAGGTATTCTGCCTTGCGTACATACCTTAGTACATTTGTAGAAGGAATGGAAAACAATGTTGATGAAAATAGTTATATACATCCAGAATTTATGCAGTGCATTACTGCTACAGGTCGTCTATCGTCAAGAAACCCAAATTTTCAGAACATGCCACGTGGATCTACGTTTCGTATACGCAAGGTTGTGGAGAGCAGGTTTGAGGGTGGGTCAATCATTGAGGGTGACTATTCACAGTTGGAGTTTAGAGTTGCAGGATTTTTGGCAAATGATTCGCAGATATACAAAGATGTAAAAGAAGGTGTAGATGTACACTCATATACAGCATCTGTGATTGGTTGTGATAGACAGACAGCAAAAGCAGATACATTTAAACCATTGTACGGTGGCACTACAGGCACACCTGAACAACAAAAGTATTACAGAGCCTTTAAGAAAAAGTATGAAGGTGTAACAGATTGGCACGAAGACCTGCAGAAAGAAGCTGTGCAAACAAAACAAATCATATTACCATCTGGTCGCAGATATTGTTTCCCGGATACACAATGGACAAAGTGGGGTACTGCAACAAACAGAACTGCTATCTGTAATTATCCTGTTCAAGGATTTGCAACGGCTGATATTTTGCCCTGTTGTTTGGTTGATTTGGAGAAAAGATTAAGACCATACAAGTCTCTCATTTGTAATACTGTACACGACTCGATTGTGATTGATTGTCATCCAGATGAGGTAGAACAAATTATAGCAATCTTAAAGTTTTCTATGTTGGGTGTTGCAGCCGATCTTAAAAAACGTTACAAAATCAATTACTTAATGCCTGTAGAAATTGAAATAAAAAAAGGTGAGAATTGGC